GGTGACTGGAGTTCAGACGTGTGCTCTTCCGATCTGGCACCGCTGGCGATTCGGACATTGTTATCCCATCTCTGTTCGGGGTTACGGAATATGTCTGAATGGTCTTGGCGCGGCTGGAACGGCAGGTTCTGAACCCGCAACATTACCCGTTCCGCAGAACCGTTTCCGTTTAGTTCCTTGTACGGGAGGTACAGGTACTTGTACAGGTTTTCGTATTCGTCATAAGTTACTGACCCCCGCTTGATGTACTCGAGACCGAGCGCAATGATCTGAGCCTGAGCAAGCCCCATCGTAAGGCGATCCTTAGCCTTACGAGTATTGTCCCTGCTCCGAATATACGTCCACAGGCCGGTCGTAAAGCCTCCGGAGCCGATTATGATCGCCAGGACCCTGAGCCAAACCTCACTCATTATTGTGTTTCCTCCCCTGATTCCCCATGATGAGAGTAGTTGTGTTACGTGGCCTTCTTCCAGACCCCCGCGCTTCGTCCCCATGCTTCAGCTATTTTCCATACCCCACCGACCTTCACGTAGGGCACGGCAAGCTTCCATGTGGAACCCACTAGAATATAGGCCCCTGCAACCGTTCTCATGCTTGTGGGTTTAGACCAAGCACTCCATCCGACAGAGTTCTGTACTCTGACAAATATGTAGTACGTAGTACCAGGAGTGAGGCCGTTGACTACCTGTGGCGAACTAGCCGAGACAGTCGATGTAGGGGCCGACGAACTCGTACCCCAACCGATCTGGCGGGCTGTTACGGAGCTACCGCCATTGCTGTTTTCTGTCCAGGAAACATCAACAGAGGTCGCTGTGATGCTGGACAGAAGCGGGGCACTTGGAGCCGAGGGCACTGCGAGTGTCTTTGCACTAGCCCTGGCTGACCAAGGTCCCCATCCTTCTGAGTTATGACATCTAGCCCAGAAGTAATACGTGGTATTAGGAGACAGACCTGAGATCGTGGTTGATCCATCAGAACTCACATTGGAAGTTCCACCGGATGAACTCGTACCATAGGTGATCTGTCTCGCATCGATTGCGTCTCCGCCATTACTGCCGTCTGTAAACGAAACGACGACAGAGGTGGCTTTGATACCAGATATTTTTGGCGTGCTCGGCGCACCCGGCACACTATCCCGGTTTACCGAGTGGGAAAATGTTGTAGGACCGCCAATACCCGAAATACTGGTATCCGAAAGCAATCGGAAGGTAACAGTCTGGCTATACGTAGCAGTCTTTGAGCCTACCTTGTACCAGTCAGCACCTGTTGGGTAGTTGATGGTTTTGTTGTCGGTATCCCCGTTGACTGTATAGCTGAATTGCAGACCGTTAACCCAGTCACTGCTATGCCCGGCCTTGAACCAGAACTCGACTACATCACCGGTATCCCGGATCATCATAGTTCCGTTAGTTCCGGTGGTTTTAGTCCAGTCGGTCACGGTCCTTCCTAACTGAGAATCTTGAAGTAGATGTCTCCGTCAGCTCCGCCAGTTGGGTCCGCGGTTCCGGTAGTAATACCGCTAGCAGTACGGAAAGCAGCCTTGCCGCCGGGAACAGTTGCCTTGACCTGGGCGACGAAATCCCTGGTTCGGTTGATTTCCTTCCAACCGTCCTTGACCAGACCGTCAAGACCACTGTTTGCAACGAGTGGATACCCCGCGGCTGTTGCGTCGTCTCCGATTGCCATTCAATCCTCCTATCCAGGCATGTCGGACCACTGTTCGGTCGTGAAGTCGCTCCATTGCTTACCAGCCGGCATAGAAGCCCAAGAACCAGGCGTTACGAACTGGTTCAGGCTGAGGGTAGGATATGAGCGATCCCCGTTCTCGTCAGATACGATGATCTGCTCAGTAACCTGCATACTGTTGGACAGGCCATCATTATTACGCATTTCGACCAGATCGCCCAGATTATAATCCACGCCATAAATATAGTTGCTGGTCTGGCTGATCTCGCCGTCGAAAGCAGAAAGCTGACGGTTCTTGGCTAGTTCCTCATAGCCTCGGCGGGACATTGCCGCAGAAGCGACAACTGGGTCGGTGTCCGTAATATCGGACGCATTCACCAGAAGAACTCGCCGCTCGAATCCGTTGATCGAGCTGTCCACACCTGACGGATATACTACTTGTGATCCGACCGGAGATATGACATAAGCTACGTTCTTGTATGCGGAGATTGAACGAAGCTCTGTGGGATTCTTAAGGTTGTCCATACCAGGACTGAATACAACTGCTGGGTAAATGGTTTGGTGGGTTGTTCGATCGCTACCCGTATAGACGTCGAACCACAGTTGCCCCAAGTCGTAATTCCGGACCAGTCGGAAACCCATCAGGTATAGGTCGCAAATATCCTTTTCCGCATCATATAGTGTCTTTGGGTCGACATCATATGTTATGGAATCGGAAGGTGGAGCAATTGTGTCCGCCGGGAACAGAACATTGCCCTCATTAATGAGAGGAATGACGTCCCCGGCGTTCAGTATTCCCGTCACGCAAATATCGTGGAACATCTGGGTGGCGATGGCCTTGGGCGTGCCAGTCAGAGTCCATTTAGGATACGTTGTAGTATCCCCGACTGCTGCCAGAGCCAGACGATTGGTCAAGATAGACTCGAGCGAGTAGCCGGTGATCTTAAGGATCTGCCGGCCCTCGTCATCGATTCCATCCTGGACAGTCTCGACTTGCATTACCCGGCGAGATTCGTTTATAGCCAACTTCGTCCCCTCAACAAACCGAGATCGGTTCTCAAGGGTGGAATATAGCTGCAATTCGAAATCGCCCGCCGAAGAGAAGCGTTCCGTCCAGATGAGTGACTGGAATCGGTCGACAACCTGATTACGGCGGTAGAGGCTGTCCAGGATGAAAATATCCATCACAAGCCTCCATATCGGGCAACGTATGACAGAGTGTATGGGATGGCGGCACCCGTGGCATAAGCCCGGAAATGGTTATCCCCAGGCTTCAGTTGAACCCACGAACCAGATTGTGCGTACAGCAGTGAACTAGTAATACCTGATCGAGTAAGGGTCACCCTCTTGTCGCCAGAGAGCGTAGAAACGGTAACCACGTCTCCAGCGACAAGGGATGCCTGAACGTCAAGGGACTGCACAATATTGTCTTCGCCCTTGTTGTACAGGGTGAATTCAGTCAAAGACCGGTTCACATTGAGAATGAATTCGAAACCGGTATCGGTATCTCCTTCGTACTCGATCAGTGTTGTGGAGGTACTGGACACAGTAGATCCGGAAGGCAGTACCGTTTCGGTATTGTCCAGAAAATCCGGATCGAAACAGATTACCGATATGTCAGATTCCGGCGTGTCTGTGAAGATGGGAGACTGGCAGTACTCCACTCTTCCATCGATGTTTGCCACCAGACCTTCACTGTCGTAGAATCTTAGACTTACGACATTCTTCACACGAAAATATCGCGCAAGATTCTTTCGGAGACTTGCGACGGTGTTGGTAAGGAAGTCGGACTCGATCCCGATCTTCATCGTGATGTTTCGGCTCTCAAGACGACTTGACTGGTATTGTTCACCATCCGTCGCCGCGAAAGCAGAGGACACAATAGTGGCCTTCACGGGATCGAGTCCGGTAATATCCTGAACACTGTAGCCATCCGAAATGTCATCGAGCGGCAAACTCAGGAGATCGCCCTGAGGAGTTCGTGCTTCAACTAGCGTGATCATGGACTCTCCAGGGCTCCCTTCGCAACAGATATCTGGTTCTTGGTCTGGCGGTAGATTTCCGCATTGGACAATGCCTTGGGCGAATTGTTGTACTGATTCAGGACAACCGACTTAACCACGGATGTAGTTTGGTCGGAGACTTCTCCCCTGGAAGTTGCCAGGGAATCGGAGATAGTCTTTGCCTTGAGATAGGACGGATCCACAGACATAGCACTTGAAGGAAGAATACTCCCAATTTGACTGGCAGACTTCTTCACTGCGGTCAGATCCAGAACCGGCGTAATTGTCGGTTGGAAACTGGTGTCAGACGTGATCAGATCAGAAAATCCGGTCATTGTCTTCTGCAATGCCTGTAGGGCGGTCTTTCCAGTGTTCTCAGCAGCCTTTCCGACAGATCCGGACATTTCGTCCAGTCCTTGGATAAGACCCTGCGCGGAATAGTCGCCCACCTCCATGAAAGCACGGGACGGGGACTTGATCTTCAGCTTCTTCTTGATGGCCTTGACCATGGCGTCCGCGATCTGGTCCATGACCTTTTCGATCTTCTTCTGATTCTTGATCAGACCATCGACAAGACCCTGGGCCGAATTGACCGCAGCCTGGTAAAGATTGGTAGATGCTGTCTTACCGAGTGCAGCACTAGCCGTATCCAGCTGCTTAGCCAGATCATTGATCTGATTAACACCGGCCTTACCATTCTTAAGAAGATCCTGAACGAACGGAAGAGCATCAGTTCCCTGTGTCAACAGGTCCTGATACGTTTCATCGTTCAAGCCCATCTTACGGAGCCTCTGAAGCGCATTCGCATACACCTTGGTGTCTTCGACTTGCTTCTTAAGATCCGCAATATAGCTAGTTGTGGTGGTCTCAGCAGTGGGACTTGCCATGTTGCCATATTGTTCCGTGATCGACTTGTTGTAGTCATCACGGGTCTTCTTGGCATTGGCAAGCGTTTCCTGAGCCGCCTTGATCTTGTCCGTGTACCTGTCGTACTGATCCGCAAGCTTACCGAGTTCCGTGCGGTCATCGGTGTAACTCTTGGTCAATGTCTTGTACGCGGCTGCAGCCTTAGCCCTCTCCTTGGCAGACTTCTTGGTGTTCTTGGAGAGGTCCAGCAGCATTTTCTTCAGGTCATTGAACGCGTCATAGACCTGAGACTTATTACCGTCCAGTCCCTTCCTGAAACCGTCATTGACATACTTACCGATCTTCTCGAATTCCTTCGAAGGCGAATGAATGCCGAGAACACCCTTGGCAGCGCTCAATGCCGAACTTGCAACGTCCTTTGCTGCCGAAGCAACTGCACTAATCCCACCGGCGATACCACTAACCATACCCTCAATAATTGCCGAAGCGAGGTTACGGCCAGCCGCATTCATAGCGTCAGAATTCTTACGAATTGCTCCGGCAACGCCGTTGACAAAGCTGACGATCAACTTCACACCAGCATCGATTACCTTGGGAAGGTTCTTACTGATGCCGTTCAAGAACGCTACAACCGCATTAGTTGCCGCGGTGGACAATTTGTCAGCGTTCTTGGTAATGCCGTTGAAGACAGCGGTGATCAACTTCATACCAGTGTCGATCATCGGCGGTACATACTTCAACATAGCTTGAAGCATCATCAGCATAAGCCGGCCGAGAGTGTTGACGATCTTCGGCGTTAGCTGTGCAATGGCGTCGATCAGCGAATTCAGAACTGTCGTGATTGCCTTGGTAATGGCTGGACCAGCCGTAGAAATAACCTTGGCAAATGCGATGATTCCTAGACCGATTTCTTCCATCAACTTAGGAATAAGACCGATCAGACCGCTGACAATACCGACCACAGCAGCTGTACCTGCTGCACCAGCCGCCGCGAGAGCTGTAAGCCCTGTAGCGAACAGGAACATGCCTCCGCCAGCCGCCAGCAAACCGATGCCAAGCAGAGCAACAGCGGCACCCAGACCGATCATCACCGGAATAACCGGAGCAAGCAACAAAGCTGCCGCACCGAATACAGCGAAGACGCCGGCCAACATGAGAAGGGATTTCCCAATCTCAGCCAAGGACATTTGCGAGAACTGCTGAAGAACTGGCGCCAATATCGCCAAAGCTGCGGCTATGACAATTGTGGCTGCTGCACCCGGAAGAGCGCCAGTCATCAAATACATCGCACCGGCGATCAAACCCAGCGTACCCGCCAGCATGACCATAGCCTTACCGATTTCTTCCCAAGAATATTCCGCAAAGTCCGATAGAACCTTAGCGATCTGATTCAAGGAAATGGCAACCAGCAGAATTCCAGCGGCAGCAAGAGGAGCCGTCGGAGGAATGACGTACAACGCCGCAGTGATTATACCGAGTGCTCCGAGCATGGTTGTCAGACTGGAGCCGATGTTGGCCCAGCTCAACTTAGCCATGTCTTCCAGAGCATCTCCGATCATACCCAGGGACAAAGCCACACCGAGTACTCCGGCTGCCGCAAGAGGCGCATTCGGAGGGATCAGCATAAGAGCACCGGTAATAATCGCCAGCGCTCCAGCCAGAGAGACAAGTCCCTTGGCTACTTCATTCCAGGACATCTTCGAGAGATCAGTAACGGCACTGGCGAGGATCTTGATCCCTGCCGCCAGTAGCAGAATACCCGCACCCTGACCGATTCCGCCCTTATTTACCTTGGCGAACATCGTGAATAGGGTCAGTGATCCTAGGAGGGCCCCTACACCTACAAGTCCCTTAGCTATCTCATTCCAGCTCAAACCGGACAAGTCTGTAACAGCACTCGCCAGGATTTTGATCGCCCCCGCAAGAGCAATCAGCCCAAGTCCGGTAGATATCATTCCAGTCGGAGTAGGCATGAACTTCAAGGCACCGACGATAAGACCCATCGTCACTGCCAGACCAGTGAGGCCCTTAGCCAGACCGTTCCAGTCAAGACCAGAAAGCTGCTTGACGGCTTGGACCAGAACCAGGACAGCCCCCGCAAGTAGGATCAGAGATCCCATCACGAATGGCATCTTGGCGAATCCGGCCGCACCGATGAACTTCTGGAATATGGAAAGCGTCCCCATCAGCTGTCCGAACAACACTGTGAGGGCGGCGCCGGCCTTTGTAAGGTCTTCCGGATCGATCTTGGCAAGCACACTAAGTGAAACCGAAAGAACACCAATAGCAAGCGCAATCTGAAGCAGAGTTGCAGCCTTTAGAGTGTTCTGCATGGTCGTGAATGAACCGGTAAGGTTTCCGATGCCTTCAGAGATGGCGTCAAATATACCCTCGGCTCCGCCGCCGAATGTGCCCAGGAACTTCTTGACTACAAGGAACAGACCAGCAAGAAGACCCGTGTCCAAACCGGCGAAAAGGGTCTTGGCATCGAAACCCTCAAACATCGTCGAAAGGTCGATACCAATGCTCTTCAGACCATTGGAAATTTTGGTGCCAAGGGTGGAGAAGAAAGTTCCTACGTTCTTCATGACCGTAAGAGTCTTCTCCCAAGCCAGAGAGACCACGTCACCGAGATGGGCCAAAGGCTCAAGCTTGGATGATGCGCCAGCTACACTCTTCTCGAATCCCTTGGTGTCGGTGTCCTTGAACAGTGAACCGAGGAATCCCGCAAGCTTCTGAATAAGCTTGATAGGTATCGCAAGTACGGTTCCGAGTCCCTTGAAGAAGTTCTTCAGACCATCACCCTCGCGGATTCCGTTACGAAGGGCAACTAGAAAATCACCGATCTTAGCGGTGAAGTTCAGGAATCCGCCGGAGCCCTTGGTAGCGACTCCGATAAGGTCAAATATAGTTCCAACAACAGCCTTTACGACATCTACAGCTATTCCAAATACAGCAAAGACGCCAGCAAAGGTGCGCTTCAGTTTATCAGCGGTTTGACTCCCGATTGTAAGCTTTGAAGTGAAGTCTCGGAATTGCTTAGTCAGATCAGCTAGCTGTTTACCAGTAGTAGCGGGGAATATCTCTCGGAAGGCATCCTTGATGGGCTTGAGAACGGAGAGCAAACCCTTAAATACGTTTCCGATAGAATCGATAAGTGCCGTTCGTCCGCCGAGCGCCTTCCAGTCGCTGAGGACCTTGTTACGGGCATTTGACGAAGCACTTACGAAACCATTAAGGGTATTGCTGACCCCGGTAAAGAGTCCCTTTGCTTCAGAGAAGTCACCAAATATGGTCTTCCAGGTCTGCGACCAACCAGATCCGAGAGCTTCCTTAAGCGTTCCGAACAACTGCGTTACAGTCTTGACTTCGGTTGCAGCAGCCTTAGCTGTCTTGGCCTGGTCCTGAATGGCCTTGATCTGAGACTTGCTGAACCCCTGCGCTGCAAGCTGAGCATCAGTAAGATCGCCGGTGAACTGAGACAGAGTCTGCGTCAGTACCTTGGAAGTCAGCCACGATTCCTGCCCAGGCTTTGCCGTGATGGATTCACGGAAAGACTTTCCCTCGATCGTGACATTCTTCATCTTACCCTTGAGCTGTACCGCACCTTCGCTCAGAGTACCCATCTTTACAGCAGTCTGGGCAAGAGCACGCTGAAATACGGTGCCGCCCATACCAGCATTTACAACCGAGTTCCAATCCTCAAGCGAGACCCTACCCGCAGATATAGCCTGAGAGAGCTGGTACATGGCTCCGGAAGCCTGCTCCGAATTAGATCCGGAAAGAGCAGCCAGGTTAGCGATACCCTTGATCGCTGCTGTTGATTCCTTCAGACCAACACCGGCAGCCGTGAAGGTGCCGATATTCTTCGCCATTTCGGAGAAGTTATAGATGGTCTGGTCAGAATAATGGTTCAGTTCGTCAAGAGCATGGTTAACGTCTTCCAGATTTGTTCCGGCCGCCTGCGTGTTAGCCAGAATAGTCTGGATAGAATTCAGGTTAGTCTCGTACTCCCGAAAGCCATCGAGAATAGGACCAAAAGAGAACGAGTTAAGGAACCTAGCGCCAGCCTCTGATGCCCTGGCTCCGATGTTCTCAAGTGCACCAGTTGCTAGCCGTCCCAGAACCGTGAACTTGCTAGCGATGTTTGAGACTGCACCTTCCATCCGCTGCATAGCCCCAGTGGACTTGTCAGCGGATCCAGCAGTCTGTGAAAGCCCACTGGTGAAACGGCCCAGTGAATCACGTCCTGAATCCGTCTTGGAGGCGAAATTGCCCACATGGGTAACCAGATTCGAGAATCCCGTGGTGAACTTGGTGAGGAACCCCTGAGATGCTTCAATCTTCTGGCTGAACGTGGTAGTGCTGGTAGCAGACTTCGAGACGCTCTCGGTGAACCGGCCGAGAGAATCCCTGTTTCGGGCTATGTGTTGATCGAACTGCTGAGAGGTTGCGATGACCCCCTGCATGCCCTTCGTCGATCCCTGCATCTGAAGCATCTTGTTCAGACGAGTAAGGGAATCGAGGGTCTGCTGAACACCACGCTCGAACGCGGCGTTTTCGAACTTCATTTGTACAACGCGCTCGTCGATGCTGCTCACGCAGAGGTCACCGCCTTCCATACTTGCTCTGCTATACGATCAAACACAGGTCTCATAGCCGGATTGATGTAATCCTGTCCTTGGACGTACCCGCCGGTTCCGGTTCCGTGACCATACTGAAGCATGATGCCAACGGGAAAACCGTTCTCGACGTCATTGTTGGTCCACTTGATAGTTACGGAACTGGAGGTTCTTTCTATCTCGTAAGACCAGGATTCAGCAGCCAATCCGGAATCAACCGGAGTACCTGCAATCAAAGCAGACACGCCTTCTCGGGCGGAGGAATCCAAAGCTTTGAAAAGGTCTCCCTGTTTCATCCTCCGGAGAAAATTTTCGGTCCGCTTAGTGGAGCCGCTGACTGTAAAACTAATCAATTCGGCTCCCATTTTGACTAGAGCGAAAGGTTCGCTTCGGTTACGGAAGTCTTGGTTATAGACTGAACCGAATAGGTCTCGGATGCAGCTGCGATGGCGTTCGCAAACGTCCGAATAGCTTCCTCAACCGTATCGGTTGAAAGACCGGTAGAATTACCTACGATTTCGAAATCGAAACTGTCGAATTCTACATCGGGTGCGTTGTCTCGGACAGATACGGCGTAGAGAACTCTAGGTCCCTGAACCGTAACCACTCGATTCAGCTGTGCCATTAAATACCTTCCTTAAGCTGCTGATTCGTAAACGAAGTTACCTCGGATGGAATTACCGCTGGCCCATGTCCAAGGACTTACCGAGTCTACATCGCCTGCTGCGGAGCTGATTGAAACAGCGTCACCCTTACCACTGGCGATGTCGATCAGTACAGTGGTCGTATTGTTTGTACGAAGGCGACCCATACAGATTAGGGTGTTGTTCTGCCTTAGTTCCACCCAACCTACTGAATCCCCAGCCCTGGCAGCGGCCACCGGGATACTCAACAACCAGTTATCAGCTCCAGTAGGACTAGAGCCAAAGTTGGTAGTGCTTCCGAACGTAATATCCAGAAAACCTTCTACCTTTCGGCCGGTCTTGGTGTACTTGGCAACGATTACAGCATTACCATACGAAGGGGTCGCAGAGCCGGAAGAGGTAGTCCAGGCAGGCGTGAAGCTAGTCCATGCACCGGCTTCAGAAAGCACAGACCAAGCAGACCAGCCTGTGGTGTTGTCAGAGGTTCGCATCCACACATTAGGCTTGTTTCCACTTCCGGAAACATGCTGGGTGAACGTCTGACGTCCGTAGTTGTTTGTACTGTCATAATACGTGACTACTTCGCCAGCCATACCAGTGAAGTCCCACGAACCGCTCGTACCTGTGGTGTAGTACAAGCGCGACATACCATTTGGATAGAACGACAAAGCTGTAGCCTGCGTAAAGCTACCAGCGGTGAGAGACATCATCAGCATGTTCTCACGCCAGGCTGTCCAACCACCGCCACCGTTGCTGTCGTGGTAAGACCTGGTTGCCAGCCGTGGGAACTGGGTCCCGCCGGCGTTGTAAGCGAAAGTCTGAAATGCTCTAGCTGTATCCGTTCGATCCGTCAGCAAATATCCGAAACCACTGTTCAGAGACCAACCCGAACCAGTACTCAGATTCATAGCCGAGATACCGAGCGGATATGACGATGGAGCAGCGCTTTCAGCGAGGCCGGAAACGATACGTACCGCGGACAAACCCGCTGGTGTCACAGCACGTACAGCATCCGTTCCGGTAATCGTTTCCGCTGATGTGGCCAGCTCCACAGGACCAGCAAGGGACGTAGAAGCTGCGTCCATAGCCCCGGCATCGATGGTGGTACCGTCGTACTTGGTCAGGATGAGATGGCCGGCCGAATCAAAATCAGCACTGACAATATGCTTGTCTCTGATCGCCGCCATCGCCGCGGCGGTCATTCCCGTGATGGTTGCCATTAGACCGCCTTTCTACTCAGAACTGATGGTGTAGGTGTCCTCGTCGATGAATGTAGCAGTCGGTGAGGTAATTTCGAACGTCTCCTCATCAAGCATGCGAATAACATCGAAGGGGGCAGTTGCCGTCCACGTACCATCGCCATTGTTGGTAATGGTCAGCGTGGATATGGTGTCATAGGCTTCGATCAGTTCTTCGATGGTGGGAATTCGTGGTTGATCGTCATCAGTGCCGTAAAGAATATCCTCAACGGCTGCCAGAGAAATAGGATCGGTTGTCCGAGAATCCAGAATCACGTGAGCACTCGGCCTGTATCCAGGCATCAGAGGAGGCTTGCAAGTGATCTTCCAGCTGAATTCGTCCAATTCGGCGGTTTCAGTGATTGTCGAATTCGATCGTTCCGTAGGTGAAACTGTGGCGTTGTAGACGATATGGATTCTATATCCGGCGTCTTCCGATTGATCGTTACCCAGTCTCGTTCGGTACGACAAACTGAAAGGCTTTCGCCTCTGATGAGTGAAGAACATTCCAGATCGAGGCTGTGCATTACCATTGCACAGTTCGAATTCATCGGGGTAGATGAAAGCATTAATAGTGCCTTCGAATTCTTCCGGGGAAGGAAGAACGAGATACTTAATGCCGTCAATATAGAAAGACCTGGGGTCTCCGCCCGAGGGAGTTTCGTTTACTGAAGTCAGTCCATTCCACGGAACACCGGGGTATCCATCGACATAGAGGACTCCTCGATCCAGGCCGGTTTCGTAATACTTTGAACCTGGTGTACCCCATTCAAGCCTGGTCACGTAAATCCTCCTTTCATCCGGAACTGCCGAATTGTTCGCGTCGTCTGGCGTTCAATTCTCGTTGTTGACGAATAGCTTCAGACTTACTCATCTTCTTCGGGGGCATACTCTTTCTTTGACAAACTTGAATGAGAGTAAGCAATCTGTTTAGATGCCAGGTCTCGCATTCAAAGGGTATGTTGCAACTTACCATCCAATAATAGATGACTTCAGCCGTGACGATTTCCTTGTTCCCTTTAGAAGGAACGGTTTTTGGAAACCAGGTTGCAGTCATCTTCGCAGCTATATGGTTGGTAATGGAATCAACGTTGTCAGAGGAAAGAGATGCGTAAACCGAATCAGGAACATCGGGAGTGAGAGTCATGCATTTGATGTATTCCAAAACCTCTTCCGGAGTTTTCTCAGAATCACTCAGGTAGGGTTTTTCGAATTTTGACTCCCATTTTGACAAGGAAGCCAGAGAGTGCTCCATCTCAAGTATGAAACTATCTCCGATCACAAACTCATTCTTATCGTTGATCTTTTCAGTCAAGGGAACAACAATAGAAAGCACTCTCTGGCCTCCTTTCTAGGACCGCTTACGCGAAGTCAATAGTCCAGTCATTGTCTGCGTCGTCCGGGAACTGGTAGCCGGCCGCAGGCTGAGCCTCGATGAAGGTGTCCGCCGTAATCGGACCGTAAGGACCGGACGGAACCAGCTCGCCACCGATGTAGTAGTTCACACCGGTGATAGACGGAATGGTGATGATGTCCGTCGTAGAGTTGTAGGTCGGCTGCGTCGGGGTGACCGTGGTGATCGTGCCCGAGAAGAACGCAACGACCTCTGCCGGCGAAGGAAGGCGCGGGTCCTGACCCACAGTTCCGTAAAGGGCGTCCTCCAGAGCGGCCAGAGCAGTCGCATCTACCTTGGTGGACTCGATTACAAGGGTAGCCGTGGGCTTGTAGTCGGTACCTCCGATGGTCCCCACCTCGACCGGAGTGGTGGTGAACTCCCAACTGAGGTTGATCGGCTCCGGAGAGTCGTTGACCGTGGCGTACGCCTTCTCCGAAGGAGAAGCCTTGGCGCCGTAGACCAGGTGGATCTTGTAACCGGCCGTCTCGTCCAGATCGTTACCGACCAGAGTCCGGTAAGACAGACCGAAGGAACGTCGCTTCTGCTGGCCGATGGTGATACCAGCCTGAGGAACCGCAGAACCGTCGCACTCAGCCCAGGCATCCGGGTACATGAACGCCTCGATGGTGCCCCCGAACTCCTCGGCGGAGTACAGGTTCGCATAGACCTGGTTGTCGGCGTACTGCTTGTTGGACTCAGCGCCAGAAGGCGACTCCGTGACGGTGGTCAGACCATTCCAGGCGTGACCCTCGTCGTAAACGCCAGACTCGTTGTGGAGATAAAGAACGCCATGGTCAACGCCGTTCTCGTAGAACTTCTCTCCCGTCTGGTCCCATACGAGCTTACTCATGAACTACTTCCTCTCAGAAGTACAGATTGAAGATGAAGTGGTGAAGATTGTCTACCACCATGCTTCTTTCGAAAGAACATTTAGGCAGAACACCGATCTGATCAGGAATATCAGTATCCGGATCCCGGTCGATTACCGTCACCTGGTAACGCTTATCACGTCTGTACGGGCGGTTGTCAGCGAACTGGGTCTTCACGTCGTCAAGGTTGTAAACGACACAGGGGTACTGCAATTTAATATCCGAGGTAGGCTGGAAATATGCTTTCTTTACTCCCACCATACCTTCGAAAACCAGCTGAAGCTCAAGGCGCTTCGGGTCTGGGGCCATTGTAGACACCCCCTAGCCTCAACAGCAGACGGGGACTCTGTATTTCAATGTTCGAAACTTCCCACAGAGTCCCAGCCCACTCGACATAACGAATTGCGAAGAAATGCCCATTAGCATAAGCATCCGCAACGATACTGATGGTATTAGTCACCGAGACGTCGTTGTTGACGCTCTCACCCGGCTGGAATTGAGATGAGTTTCGCAGAACATCGCCATAATATACGCGTTCTGTGATTACATCATCATGGACTCCTGGCCGGATTTCTGTTTGTTCGCCGTATCCCACCTTTCCTGAAAATCGCATAGTTGAGTCAGACCTTATCAGGCGTGCTTACGAGTGAAGGTCCAGTCATCCGTCTGGTTGTCCGGGAAGTAGTAACCCGAACCGGCGACCGCGGTGATGGTGGTAGACTCGCCAGCCGCGAGCGCAGTCTGAGCGCCGGCGGACAGCGTGGTACCAGCCTCGTCCTTGTAGGTGACACCAGTCTGAGTCGGGATCGTCACGACACCAGTGGTCGAGTCGAACGCCGGCTTGGTCGGGATGACCTTGTTGGCAGCCGTAGTCGTCTTGATGACGATCGCAGTCTTCGGCTTGATGAGGGCACCGGACATGCGAGTCTCCAGCAGGTACTTCTGCTGGTTGTAGTCGATGTCGAAGTCCTCGAACATGGTGAGTTCGCCACCACGGTCCGTACCGACGTTGTAGTCATCCAGGTTGACGATGATTCCGATGAGGTCAGAAACCTCCTTCATCGGCTCCACGTTGACGATCTTGGAAACGCCGAGGGCGTCCGCGACCTCCTGGTTGTTGGCGTAGTAACGCCGGCCCATCTCGTCCCGGGCCTTCTTGAACTGGTTGACCTGGGGGATGGTGGTGTAGAACGTCGGGCTACCAGCACCCTTGTAGAACTCCATACCGTCCATGACGGCGTCCACAACCTCCTCGTAAGAGGAGTTGGCGTCGCTGACGTTGACGTAAACGACCGTAACGAACAGCTCGTGGTCGTTCAGGATGGAACGGATACCGGTGCCCTCAGAGGCACCGGCCGGGTCCTTGATCTTGTCGTCGGCACTCGGGGAACGACCGTCACCGATGAGGATCGCGCGGGCGATCTCTTCCTCGGTCATGAGACGCATCTCGGCCTTGAGGAAGGCGACCACGTCGAAGTCCGTGATGTCGATCATGTCATCACGGTCGAGCTTCTGCTTCTTGTAGATCGTGGTGGGAGAGGTCGTGCGCTTGGTAACGCCGATCCACTCCTCCTCCTTGTAGTCACCCGTGATGTAACCCTTGGCGCGGGCCTCTTCCTGGGTAAGGTCCGCCACGAAGGTCTTGATGCGGGCGAAAGGAGTCTTGCGGGTGCCGTTGAGAACATCGGCAACCCACTCGGTGCGACGCTTCTCCAGCTCGATCGTGCCCGTAGCCATCTTGGCGTCCGGGAAGAGAACATCGATGTTGTCGATGCCGTGCTGAAGAGCAGCGGAATGAGCCGCCTTCTTCAGGGAGCCGACCTTCATGGCGTCGTCGAAGATCGCCGCGATCTCGGCATGGGACAGCGTCTTAGCGTCGTCCTTCTTGGTGGTCTCGTCGAACACATTGCGGCCGCTCATGTCGTCGGCTCCTTCCTTGTGGGTGAGTTCGTTCTCAGGGTCGGACTTCTCGGAGTGTTCGGCTGTGGCAGACTTGCGTGCCTCGTTCACCGCGAAGTAGAAGACGTCTTGCTGCTGCTCGTTCATGGAGTTGACGATGTCCATAAGGGACTTGCCATCACCCTCAGCATGCTTGAGCTCTGTCTCCGACTCCTTGCCTTCTTCAGCCGCGGGAGCCTCTTCCTTCGGCTTCTCGGAAGCGTCCGTTTCGGAAGAGTGCTGAAGTTCGATCTCGGAATCGGTGTAGATGATGACCTCGTCATCCTGCTCGGTGTAAGAACCATCACCGTGCTTGATGTTGAGGTTATCGATGACCGCGCCGGGATTAGCACCGGCGAGAACCAGACTGACTTCGCGAATCTGTCCATGGGTGACCTTCTTACCCTGCTCAACCAACTGGTTAGCAAAGATCGAAAGGTACTTCAGATCGCCATGCTGGACCATGGTCTTGGCGTTCTGTCCCTGCGGTGTCTCATTGAAATAACCGTAGGCGTAAACGCCCTCGTCACGGTGTTCCAGCGTAGCGTAACCGAGAACGTTCTCGATCTTGTTATGCACGTGCTGGTAGACGAGAGGAATCTGGACCTTGTCCATGTGCTGAAACGCGCCGGACATGATGGTTCGCCCGTCGGTGCACTTGAGACCGGTCTTGGTAGCCCAGCCGCCGAAGTCTGCTTCCATTTTGACGGTCTCCTTTCTGCTAGGTGTTTGGCTTGACTCCGACGGAGCCATTAGTTAGCTGTTTCAGGGGAACCTTCTTGGTAAGAGTGTTCACCGGGGTTTCAGGAGGAGCGGCTCCGTATCCCATAGAAGTTCCAGGCTGGGGCATGTTGCTATTGATCAGCATGTCAGCCTTAGCGTCCTTCGAGGGCTTGAACCCGATTCCCTGACGTATCTCGTTGGCCGTAAGAATCTCGTTTCGGGTGAACTTGTCCGCGATCTCCGCAAGCTGCTCCATCGGGACCAGGGCGAACGGATCACGGAAGTACATAATCGACTGACCTTGAGTTCGAGCAGTCTTGGTAAGGAAACGAGCCTTCATGGCTTCCGAGACAGCCTGAACGATCGGGATGACGGTTCGGTTCATGTAATTGATCATGACCTTTTCGTCAGCCGTGCCGTTCATTACTTCTGGTGTCAAACCAAGTTCAACATAAAGTTTGTCGGTGAGATACTTGATCTGTTCCAGAAGATTATTCTCAACTGGCCGATTCAGCTGCTGGATCTTCTCAGTTCCGTCGGTATAAGCGATACCGTACTTACTGCTCGTAAGCTGGAACTCAATATCCTTCATACGCTGGTCGGCCTGCTGCCTTCGAGCTTCAGACCTGACTACGTACGGAAGCTGAATGATCATGTCGAGCTTGCCGGAGCTAGCGGCTTCGTCTGCGCTATCCAGCAAACTAATCTTTCGAGCAAGCCTCTGCATTGTTGAACTGTTTTCGTTCATCACAGTAAACAGAGGATTCTCGACAATTGCTGTCATCCGCTTAGGTACTTCTACGATCTGTCGTTCGCCTCGACGCTGATCGTAAAGACTTACCTTGACAGTCTCTGGAGTCCATCCAACAATTTCGCCAACTCGGAGTTGCTGAATGTCGAAGTTGCCGGAATTAGTGGGGTCCATCGTAGTTTCGACTGGAACAATAGCGATGATTCCCTTTTCGAACAGGGTCATTGCAATGTCTCGTCGGAACTGGCGCGGACCTTGATCTAGGTTGGGATCTACCGTGAGACAGTCTTGAAGTCCGCTTTTGACGTCTTCTAGATACCGTTCTTCCGCATCTTGTCGAACGTGCCGGAAGATGATGCCCGAAACGTCAATAGCCAAACGAGTATAGATCGATGGGATGATCGACCGTTCCCCGCCCATGTAAGATGAACGAGGACGATGAGGAGGAGAGTAATAACCAATCCCGCTACTTCCTGTGGAGTGCAGTCCATTGATGTAGTTAGGATCGGTAAATATGTTCCATCCGTGCCGAAGACTACTCTTTACTTTTGAGAACAAGCTAGCCATGAGTCACCCCCTTTCCAAAACGTCACTCGAACTCTTCCTTATGCAGTTTGTATGCGACCCAGGCATCCATCAAGGCAGCGACGTTGTCAATCTTCGCGTCTTGCCGCTTTTTCAAAAGTTTCCGGTTGCCATTGGTGTCTTCCATGGTGATGGAGTTGCCCATGGCAAACGTCATCAAAGCCTGATCAAATATGAGCAAACGTTCGCCACTTAGAGTCTTCAATTCCCCAAGCGGGACAGACTCTGTTCTCGCCCCCTGGATTACCTTTTCGATGCCGTGAGGCCCGTTCTCGCCTTCCCAGCGAGTGATGAACTCCTTAGCATTGTAGGGGTCATAACCAACTGCGCGCACATCATAATTCATCTCCTGGATGAAAGTATCCAGGTCATCGTAAACCTCCATCATGTCCAGAATAGTTCCTTCTAGAACATGGAGGCTTCCCTCTTGAATGAAGTCTTCGTACTTCAAACGCATAGCCGCTTGAAGATTGGACAATGTCAGAGAGGTAATATAGCTTCGAGTTTTTATCCCGAATTTGCCATTCGGCAGTGGAAAGAGGAATGTGAATGCACAGAAGTCGTCACCCTGCGAAAGGTCAGCACCCATTGCGCATGGCAAGTTCCAGAATTCACGGTAAGGATGGGGGAGAGTCTCTTCATAAGTGAAGAAGTACGTGAAACCTTCCATCGGAATACCGAAACGCTTTGCCAGAATATCATTCCTGGCGTGAGGAGCCTTTTCGGCTCGTTCAACGTCGAGGTGGTAGACGTCATACGTAACAGTCTTTCCTAGATTAGGATTGGCTTTCGGCCATGTGGCCGGGTCGCCCACTTCTTCAATCTCGTCCAAGCGGTAATGCCAGATCGAGACATGAGGAGCCAGATACTCCCCCTTGAGAATATCCGCCAGCTCAAGCTTGATGGTGTCGCCACTGCCATTTCGAACAGTTCCCTCGGAACTGACGGCAACGATCAAATAATCATCAAGCTTAGAAGCACCCTGTTCGATGGCGCCAATAACATCTTCCCGGAGATCTCCGGATAGCCACTCATCAACAGTGGCTATTTTGGTCCGGAGCCCCTGGAGCTTATTGATCGTCATCGGTCGAACTTCAAGCATCGAACCGGTGAGAAAGTTTTCGACACCCTTTTTGGTTGCCGCCAGCTTTACCCGGTTCATCTTTGATCCAGTGGTGTTCTGAAGTGAACCCTCTGTGAGAAACGCGAAGAGGGGCCCTCGGCTTCGGGTGATTGCCGTCCTGATTGGCGACATCACCTCTTCGGCCTGCTTCATTGTAGGAGCCGTAGTAATCTGGTGAGTCGTTGATGAATCGATGTTCAGAAAATAGCTCTGAAGACACGATTCGTAGAGGGACTTTGCGGCACCTCGTGCAACGATCAGATACTGCTTGTTAACGAGTCGTTTCTTGATGACTCGGTTAACATATCGTCCGCCCATACCATCCGGAGATGGTTCATACACGCTTCGGTTAGTGAAGTGATACCAGCAGAATATCTGCTCAGCCCACAGCTTGAAGGTGTCCAGTAGGTGAAGATCGCTACCATCTGTTAGGGTAAGCTCATTCTCGCAATAGAGAACAAACCCCTCTACCGGATCAGGATCATAGTAGATGTTCGGGTCTTCGATGAGAGCGTCGATACGGTTCATCTCCATGGAGATTTCCCGATTGACAGGAATTTCTCCCCTGAGTACCGCGTCACGGAATTCCCCGTAATATCGGGGCACCGCCGTGTTCGACAAAGCCATCTAAACCCTCCCTTCTACCTTCCTACATTGGTGTAGTGATTGGCGGCTCGACGAACGGCTACTTCGGCTCCTACACGGGCTGCAGCACCGGCTCCACCGGTATAAGCTGCCGCGGCAACCTTACCGGCTGCAAAAGTACCCTTGAGAGTGTTCTTGAGTATTTTTCCTGTGGGGGAATTCATAAACTTCCTGACATCTTCAATGGTCTTGCCCGCTTGAAGAATGTCCTTTACTACCTTGTGTCCCCGCTGAATATCAGACTTGTTGGTGGCCTGAAGCTGGCTGTACTGCTTTTCCAGATTCAGTCGATTGACCAGATGCTGAAGTTCCTGGTTACTTACAGTCTTGACGCCACCGGTGTTGATCTTGGTCTGGGTCGCAGAGGCAAGATTCGCATCTGATGAGGCTGGAGTAGAGGACGAAGATCCAGAACTGTTATCAGCCTTTCGTACACCCCACTTCATACCCTTGGTTCCGTAATGCTGAAGAAAATCGTTTACTTCTTCGAAGCCAGAATGCTTAGCATCGAAGTTGTACTCCATGTTCGTCAAACCGCCCCAAATCTCGGTACCGGGTCCCTTGTCTTCGCCGGTGACCTTGAATCCGAGCTTTTCGTAGATATGGCGAGCATCAGGAGAACGTCCTGGAACTTCAAGAGTCATCTTCTTGAAGCCCTGCTGCTTTCCGAAGTCCCGTCCAGCCTTCATAACGGCTGTGGCATAACCCTTACCTCTTGCTGACTTGTCGATCCCAAGCCAGTTGAGATAGAGTTCTTCATCGTTCTTTTTCTGAACGTAAGCTTCCCCGACTTTCTTGCCGGATCCGTCCAGAATATTGAGTGAAGCCCTCTTCGAGTAACCTTCGCGAAACTTCTTACTGACCCTCCCCAGGGACTTAACCAGAACGTTAGGCTTTACCTTCTGGAGAGTAATTGTTTCTCCAGACTTGGTCTTCCTGGAAACTGAATCAGGGCCTAGGGACTTCAGTTCTGGACGGGGCTTTGACGAATCAGCCTTTCGAACGCCCCAGTGCATTCCCTTGACACCGTGGTGTTCAACCGAAGGATCGGTTTCTTCCGGAATATAGGTTTCCAGAAGATCAAGGAAGCCACCGTACTCGGCATCCAGATTGAAGTCGTCGGAGGGGGATTCATCTAGATGCTTCAGAAAATCGTCTACTGCAGTACGACCGGAATCGGTCATTTGAGACATGGCTACCGCCGGATAGTCGTGATCGTAAGGCAGCAGATCGAATGTCGGCCCAATCGAGTTACCGACCCAGATAGCTACTCGATCGAAACGGACACTGTAGAACTCCCCGAGACCTTCTTCGAAATCCTTCGCAGGGGTTTCGGGGTAGCCTAGAGTCAGATGAGGTGTCCAGCCCTCAAATTGCTCTGTAGCGTTGTACGCAGCGTTGATCCTAGGATCCTGAAGAAGGGTGTCCCGGAAACGAGCAATATTCTCAGACCACTTTTTGTTAAAGAAAAGGACGTCCGCGTCCTTATCCCCCAGGGTCCCCCTGGTTACAACATCCAGGGAGAATTTCGCCAGCATGGAGGATGCATACTCAACATAGTCAGTCACATGGCTCAAACCATCAGAGCCAAAATCAGCGTCACCCAAGTAGAGAAGAGTGAGATGCGGCTCCTTCTCGCTGGAGACCTTTCGAACGAGGTCATTCTCAGCAGGGAGAGCTACAATGACTACACTATTTCCATTGCCGGATTCTGCCATTCCCTGCCCTCCCTTTCCACATTAAGGAGCCACTCGTACTTTTCTACCTGACGTTCCATTGAATTCAGAACTGTGGGGTTTGTTGGGGGGTCAAATATCAGGCGAAGCCTAAGATACATGTAAGACTTAACCTGATTCTGCTTTGGACCATAGATGAATTCATCCCACGTGGCAGTATCGTCCACGATCTCGAATCCCTCGTCTGGACCAAGCCCCAGCATAGCCAGATCTGCGAATACCGAGTTGATATGCACCAGAACATCTTCGTCAAATGACGGATCGTCAGGGTTTTGACTAAGAAGCTTCTTGGTGGTGTTGAGTATGCTCTGACTCACACTGGATCCCTCCTTTCGTATAGAATTTGCTGTGGAGGACTCCAGCGCAGGTGACAGAGTTGCAGTCTTGCCCCCAGTGACTGCCTGAGAACTCGCATTCTCTTCGGAAACGCTCAGTGTTCCTGAACGATTACCAGAAATATCCCCAGCGGTATCCGACTCAGAAGTCACCGACAGGGTCACAGACTTTTCACCACTAAGCGGCATAGACGAATCGCCGCTTGATGATATGGGGAATCCGCCTGTTTTGTTTCCACCAACCGCCTGAGTGTCATCGTTCTCTGAAGAAAATCCCAGAGAAGACGACTTCTCGCCAGTTATCGGTTGAGAAGTCTCAGAGCTGCTTGCAGTGGGAAGGGTAGCCCCCGCAGAAACGTCTCCGGAAACGAAATTATCCCACAGAACAGACGCTGAGGATTCGCACCTGATACCTACATTGGTTCCCGTAGGAATGTCGGTGTTTGTGACTGAGACGCGTTCAACACCATTAACGAAACACTTGATCGTAGACCCTACGGCCTGGACTTTGGCTATGTCGTTAACTGCTGCAGGGGCTACATAAGTCCCAAGTACAGTGAACGACCCTCCAACGACAGAGAACAAATCCCATTCAGATCCGTTGTTTCGCCATAGGTAACCGGAGGTTATGTTGGCGTTCCCTCGACACCAGACACCTTGTGACACAGACCCTGTAGCCGCAATAGTGGCCTGGGCAAAGTTATCGCTGGTGTCCATCGAAGCAGCGGCTCGGAGAATGATCGTTCCACCAGCGGCTCCGGGTGAAAGCCGTCCGGAAGAAATCGACCAGTCACCAGATACCTCGACCCAGTTAGGTCCCAGGTCGCTATTATCGGCCCGGTCGAAGTTGTCGCTGAAGGTCGCCATGATCAGCCCGTAGAGTTGGCCCGGAACAGATCAGTGATGTTCAGAGTGAACGGGTTACCGTCCGGAGTCCAGCTAAGATCGGCCTTAGTAAGCGGAATCAGATCAGCGTCCGTACCGGTAGTAACATCCGGATCATAAAAGATCGCTACAGCAGCAACCTTATTACCCACAGGAGCAGACCAGGTAACACTGTTAGCACTTACAGTGACTCGGTCATTGACATCGTCAATGGCAGTGGTAACTCCGGTCAAAGTCTTTCGACCGACGGCAGACTCGTTAGTGCTGCCGGAGAGAACATCCGCAGCAGTGTCCTTGTCCCGGAGGACGGCGTCTGATTCCAGACCAGTTTCTTCAAGAGGAATCAGAATGAACGCATCATTCGGAGTAGGGAGATCAGCGTAGGCCGCCAACCGCCCAAGGGCTCGGTTGAAAGTTAGATTTGCCATTTAGCAACCTTTTAGATTGATGACCTACGCTGTCATTTTGACGGTTTAGCGTCGCCGCTGGGCTACCGCCAGGAGATTGACCTCTCGCTGAACGGCGACCGGGTCGTAACCAGCCTCCCGGAGGTCCTTGGACCGGGAAGGATCGTTACCCCACTTACCTCGCATGACCTCAGCGGCAACAGTCTTGATGGACTTCTTACCGCGAGGAGGATTGAGAAGCTGGTTAACCCGCTCCTGCACCTTCTCATAGCTGTAACCGTCGGCAAGCAGCTTCCGCTTGCGCTCGGACCCGGTTCCGTACTTCCCGGCGATGACGTCCTTAGCCACCTCGTCCAGAGACTTCTTGGAGGGGGTGGAGGAGCCCGAGGAGGAGGGGGAGGAAGGCTTAGCCGGGGCCTTCTTGAAGCCGTCGTACGCCGTCTGAGCAGCCTTGAGGATCTTGGCATAGATCTTCTTCATGTACGGGCCGGCGCAAGCCGTAGAAGACCAGTGACTGTGGAAGAGAAGAGTGTCCTTGGTGGGTCGAGTACCAATGACCTTCCAGTGA